GGTAACTATAATATCGATGAGTCGTTTTTTAAATTCGAAATGGTGAGGTCAGGCATACCAATACCAAGTGTCAAACCACAGTTAGACTTGAGAGAGGAGGTTCCTGGCGAACCACCGACAACGTCGACTGGCGATCAGTCATTGACTCCTGCGGGGCAGGAATGACACAAAGGGATCTAGCTAGGCTAGATACTGTTGGTGTTGATATTTCAACACCTGATGGCACAAGCAGGCTTGGTAAGTCCGACGCATCTTTTGAAAACCAGGTCCAGGTGACTGGTACTATCAATCTATCGTCTGGAACTTTAGGTGGAACAAGAGTAGCTAGCAAACAAAAATTTGGGAATCGGCACTCTTTTAAGAATTTATCTTTCCCAACATCAGTAATTATCACTGATCATTCGATCATCTCTGTACCTTTCGACTATTCAACACATAATTTGTATGATATTATACCTGGAGTATGTATCACGGGAACTTACCATTATAATTTAGAGGGTGTGTCCATACCTTTATTATGTCAACCAGTATTTGGTCTAAACCTTACTTTACTCTATCTTGATAATAATTACGATTTCCGGTGTTTAAATGAACCTCATAACTTGAGGCTATCTAGGATTCAATTCGGTCCAAACCTTTTTTCATATGGATATGTAACTAGGGGTGAGATACTCAGATATGCCCTATATCTAACGCATGCTGGGGATAGGAAAGTTAATTATGTATATAGGCCCAATTCGCTAGTAAAGAGGTGGCTTGATGGGTCCGCTGAACCCCCGACCTCTCGAGTATCTTCTGCACATCTTAGACATGTCTCTATCTATGAAGTAAGGAAACTTGGATTAGACTTCTTTACGTCAAAGGGCAGGACCTGGATTTTACAACTAATTAATACTTTAAGTAGCTTGGGTATGCAAGAAGCGCTCTTTGTCGGGTTACTTACTTGGACTGCTAGTTTGCCTGAGCATATTGCTGATCTAATTTCAAAAAGTTCTATCTGGACATGGAAATTTCAAAGTATAGAGCAGTTTGCAAAGAAAATTAAAGATGAATTTTCTCTTAGGCTCAAAGCTCTTCAAAATAATGTTAGTATCGACTTGACTCCTTTCTTTGAGTTTGAAGTTTTAGTTAATAGGGGTTTAGGGGCAGTGAACTGGTCGCAGGAGCGTGAAAACAGGACCAACCCTAATTTATGTAACGTCAACGAAGCAGAAGTGTTTTCTAGAGCTGTACTACTATTCCAACAAATTCGCGATAGAGGAGCCAAGCCCAAGAGAACCTTGTGGGAAGACTACTGGGCTATGCGGTGGGCCTGGTCGCCTACTGGGGCATATCACTCTCAATACGAAGAAGATAAAGAGTACATTGCGAGTGACCGGTCATTAAAACACAAATTCTATTCTTTCAACCGTATGCCGGCATACCCATTCTCGAAATTTTCAAGGCGTAAAGCAGAAATGGTGGCATGGTCTTCAACCAAATATGAGTGGGGTAAACAGAGGGCTATTTACGGGGTGGACGCTACCAGCTTTATTATGGCAGGATACTGTATGCCCAATATAGAAGAGATGTTGTCAGAAAAATTCCCAATAGGACAATCTGCCAACGAAGAGAGCGTAGCAAAAACGGTACAGCAGGTTCTGTCTAATGGTACTCCTTTCTGTTTCGACTTTGAAGACTTTAATTCACAACATAGTAATAGTAGCATGCAAGCAGTGCTCCGTGCTTATCATTCAGTATTCAGCAACGATATGGTACCAGACCAGATAACCGCTTTAGGCTGGGTAATACGCTCATTGGATGAGTGTTATATTAATGATGTAGTTAATAACTCACAATATAAGGCTAGTG